AAAATAAGAGAAAATGGCACAAATCCTCGGTTCTGCCCAAAATGTCAACATAGATGTTGCAGGTGGCACTTCCTACAAACCATTGGTATGTTTGAGGACTTCCTCAGTTAATACTACAATGGACTCAACCACAGATCAAACAAACTGCGGTGTTCTTACTTCACCTTCTGAGCCACAGATGACAATCGACTTCGATGCTATCTGCGAAACGGCTGCTGCATCACTTGCTACCCCATCAGTATCTTACAAGGAGTTGCTGAGCGCAATGGTGAATAAGACACTTGTAGCAGTACAGGTGCAAAACCCAGTTGTATCTGGCTCAAGCGCAGGTGCATACTACTACCATCAGTTCGCAGGATACATCACTGATTTGAAATTGAACCAAGCATCTGCTGAGTTCATGAACTTCTCAGGAACTATCCAGTCTTCTGGTGCGCTCGATATTACAGTTTAAGATTTAAATTATGAATTATATTCAGATTACTATTGGTAATCGGAAGGTAGGATTGAAGTTTGGAATGGCTTCTTTCCGTTACATTTCCGACAAATTTGTGGATGGTATTAGTTTTAATGGTGGCGATTTGAATGAGATTGGGGTAGCTCATCTCATTTACAGCGGATACTACAACAATTGCTTGGTAAAACAAACTCCAATCGATATGACATTTGAGGATGTCGTTGACTTTGTGGAAGCGAATCTCAATAACGATGAGTTTATGAAGGAGCTGACGGAGGTCATAAAGGTTTGGAGTGAAAGTGACTTTATAAAGCAGACTCAAACTAAGGATGAAGAGCCAAAAAAAAAGACCTCTCGTGGGAAGAAATAGAGGCATTCGCTTTCGGTGAATTGTGTCTACTCCCACGAGACTTCTACGATATGAGTCCGAGGCACTTCAGCTTGATGATAAGAGGTCATCAGGACAAAAAAGTAGACTCATATAGGCAAACTCGCCTGCTGATGTTTACAATGGTCAGGTTAATGGGAGACCCAAAGTCTGCGCCCAAGACACCTGAGGCATTGTGGGAACTGCCAGGTGATGAGAAACCGAATCAAATAAATGATGAGGAGTACAGAGAAATCTTTAAACGGCTAAGCAATGTCTGATGGAGCTTTAAGAATACCTATTACTGGCGATGCCTCGCAGTTTAAAGCTACGTTATCAGAAGTAGAGAGTTCATTAAAATATTTCAAGGAGAAGCTTAAATCAGCGAAGGGTGACCAGATTGGTAAGATAAATTTCACCATTTCTGGTCTTGAGGAGACTAAGAACGCATTAACGACATTCGGCAAGTTCGCTGATGGAACGCTCGGTCAATTATACCAAAAGTTAGAGCAATTAAAAAGCTTAAGGCTGACAATACAGGCAGATGCAACTGCCTTAACTCCTGTCAATAACGCTATTGACGAGACAACTAAGAAAATAAAAGACCTTCTGAATGCAGGGTTGCAGAAGCCAATAGTGGAGGCTGCACAAGTATCTGCCAATTCAATACAAGGTTTAAAGAATAGGATAGATGAGTTAAACCAAAAGAAACTCAATCTTGATGCAAAAGATGATTATTTAGAAATAGTCAAACTTAACCAAGAGATAGATAGGTTAAAAACGCAGATTAATAATCTGAATAAACTTGGATTAAAAGTAGATCAGACTATTGACCCTGCGGTTAATTCATTTAGAAACCTAACAAATACATCTAATAAAAGCAGACAAGCATTAACAAGTCTGTCACTTGTAGCGCAAGACTTACCATTTGGATTTATAGCCATTCAGAATAACCTTCCTGCGGTAATTCAGACATTCGGGCAGTTAAAAGCTGAATCAGGAACAGTTAAAGGTGCTTTATCTTCTCTTGCTTCAGGACTTGTAGGGCCAGCAGGCTTATTTCTTGCATTTAGCGTAGTTACCGGAGCTATAACATTTGCTATACAGAAGTATGGGTCATTGGGTGCGGCAATAGATGCTTTGACTGGCAAATATGTAGATTTAGGTGCTGTTGTAAATAGGGCAGCAGAGAGTTTAAAAGAATATAACGAGAATCAGATAAGCACAAGTGAGATTACAGCAAGAGCTGAAGCATCTCAAGCAGGACAGATTTTAAAAGCAAGAACACTTACTAATGTTGTATTAGATTTAAGCAAATCGGAAGATGTCAGAAAAAAGGCATTAGAAGGTTTGCAAAAGTTAGATGAGGAAAGATTCAAGAATTTTAATGTAGAAAAAGGTCTTTTAGATGGACTTACGGCAGCAACGGAAAATTATACAAGAGCAATTATAGCTCAAGGGGTTGCTTCAAAGTTTACAGATCAAGTATCTGCGACTACAGTAGAGTTAGAGAATCAAAGAAATGCTTTAGGTACCGTATTGACACAGCTTGATAAGTATGGAAACTTTCAAGAAAAAATACAAAGATTTAGAGCAGAACAAGCTCAAACAGCTGCACTGGGAGGTGTCCCAAGAGCTGCAAATGAGGAAGAAAGGACTATAGAAGCTTTAATTAAAAAACGTAAGGAATTAGAAGATGGCATTGTAAGTCTTGTTGGGCAATTAAATGAATATAATTCTTCTGCAAAAAACGCAATACTTACCGCATCTTCTCTTTCATCAGGATTAAAAAAGACCGGAGACTCAGCAGATGATGCTGCAAAAAAGACAAGCAAACTTAAAAAGGCTGTAAAAGATTTAGACATAGCTGAACTTGAAAGACAGGGAAGGATAGCTGCATTTAAGTTGGAAGAGCAGGCTTACAAAAACAGGCTAAAGGCGGTTGAGGACAATATAAAAGCAGAGAAAAAATTATTTGATGAGATTGAGAATAGATTTGAAGCTGATGCAGCAGAAGCAGATAAATTAACAAAGAAGGTTGCTCCAAATGCAAGTATTGAAAGAGCGACAGAACCGCTTGCGGAAGTTCAAAGACAATATCAACTTGCATTTACTGCTATCAATCAGACATTCTTTGAGCCTTTGCAGAACCTATTTGAGACATTTTTGAATACTGGTAAGTTTACATTCAAAGAGTTTACTAAGAGTGTGCTAAAAAGCATTACATCTATTGTATCCAAATTGCTTGCAACTGGAGTTATAACAGCTCTGATGAATTTATTGAACCCAGGAGGTATGCTTGCAAGTTTTGCAGGAGGATTCGGTGGCGGAGGTCAGGGAGCTAATCCTATTCTGAGCGCACTCGGAAATGTATTTGGAGCGCAACCAAGGCGGCCAGATTTTAATGGCATTAGACCACAAGGTGGAGGAAGAGGCGGAGAAAAGGTAGAATTTCAGATAAGAGGAACTAACCTTGTAGGCGTACTCAACAGGGCAAATGGAGAAATAAATAGAATTGGATAATGGCGTTTGCAGTAAAATATAGAATCAGTTTTATAACAGTACAGAATGTATCCTGTCAGGTAGATTTATCATTTGATGGGTATAGCGGTTCTATAATTGCTTTGAACGGAGCTGACAGACCATTTGTGCTTGAGGAGTTTAATACAGATGAGGATTTGTATAAGCCAATACGGCCACAACAGGCATTGATAAATTTCGTATCTCAATCAGGGGTATCCATGCTTGATTTCATTGGAAATTCAGATGAGTATTGCTTAGTTGAGTTTTATTACAATACAAATATGTATTGGAGAGGATATATACTTCAAGATAATATTCAAGAAGAATGGCAAGATCAAAACCATGTTATATCCCTTAGAGCAAGCGAAAACATAGGAACTCTTAAAAGCATTCCACTTGCTAATCTTGATGGTTCTGAGATGATAGGTAGGTTTTCTGCATTGCAGATACTTCAGATAGCTATGTCTGATGCTGTTACAGCTATACCTGCTAAGAATGTGTTCTTACAAGTTATTAGCAACTTGTACAATACGGCAATGAGTACATCTTCTCCAAGCCTAACTCAAGCATACATAGATGCAAGGACATTTAGCGTAGGAGATGGGGAGTACGATAATAAATATAACGTAATCGAGAAGATAAATAGAGCTTTTAGCCAAACTGTTGTTCAGTATGCAAACTCTTGGTATTATTATAGACCAGAGGAAATTTATACAAATCCATCTAATAGTTTAAAAAGATGGAGATACAATCCACTTGTTCTTCCACCAAGTGATTGGACAAGCGCAAACGTAAGATATGATTTAAACGTAGGACAATCTCAAAGCATAAAGCTTATTGCTCCGCAGATGATCAGGTTCATTAAGAGACCAACAAAAGTTGATGAAATAGATTTTAATTATGACTATCCATCAGAGGTTTTACCTAATCAGAATTTCCAAAGAGGAACATTAATAACTTCTACATCTACATATAAGACGTATACAATAAATAATTGGACTGCTTACAAAGGCACAAAGGATTCTCCTGTACCTACGACTAAAGCAAATTACAGGAAGGATATATTTGATGTATATGGGAACAAGACAGACTCATATATGTATCTTGAAAAGGAAGATAATCCTGCTGATGATAACTGGTTTCAATCGGAAGATGTGCAGGTATCAAGGAATGATGTTCTTGATATATCTTTTCTTTGGAGGTGGGATGAAGGCACATCTCTTATAAACCCAATACCTACATTTAAAGTAGCTCAAGTATTTTTTATACAATCAGGATCACCTGGGTATAGATTCTACTTAAACGACAAAGGAGAGTGGGAGTATATTTTAGGCGGTGTATTGGATAGCACAAATCCTGATAGGTATTTAAGGTTAAAGCCTGACAATTCTTCATTTGTAGCTAATAAGTATAATGAGAAATCGGTTTTAACTAATCCAATTCCGTATGATGGTACTATAAGAATTCTATTTACAAACAACACAGGCATATATTCTCATTTATGGACACAATTGCAGATAAGATTGCAGGGGTCTATAAATGGCTTAACAACACAGAATATAGCAGGAGAATTCGCAAGATTTACAAAGCCAGAGGATTTTAGGGGTAACTTCTATGATGAGATTCATCTTGCTGATACCACTAATAATAATTTTAAGGGATGCTTATTTGATAGTGCAGACAACAGATATAATCCTACTTGGTATCGTTTCCGTTACAATACGGAGAGTTTTTCATTTATGCGACAAAATCTTATTGCTCAATGGGAGAATAGCAGGTTCTACAGAAATAAGATAGATGCTACATTTTTCGGACTATCTCAGAGTGGCACGATGGTTGGTCTGATAAATACAATTAAATTTGTGGATGATGACCCGAATAAGCTATACGCTATCGTGAACATGAAAGAGATAGACTTTATTAATGAGACTTGGAGCGCAACGTTGTTAGAAGTGTATGATACAACAAGGGATAGCGGGGTGGAGACTACATATCCGACATATTTGCGTGACTTTATATATAAATAAATGGCAGATTTAATAAAAACAGAAGGACTTGTGTTGGCTATCACGGATGGAAGTGGCAACACTTATCCTTTTGCCTGCGCAAAAAGCTCAACGCTATCTATAACAAAAGATTTAATAGAACTTGCCCCAAAAACAAATGGGAAGTATAAAGAGTATATAGGGGGAAGGCAAACTGCTTCCATTAGCGGTAGTGGGTTAATTAAGATGAGCCAGAGCGTCATGCACCCAATTACATTCTTTGATGCATTTATAGAAGCCACAGATACAACTTATGTAGGATATGTTGATTTTATAGATGCTCAGAATAACTATAAATTGTATAAATTTACCTGCATAATTCAAGATTTATCCATTGATTCAACGTACGGAGGCATCCCTTCATACAATTTCACATTACAAGTTACAGGCGGCTTCACAGAGCTGACGATAGTTGACACTTATGTGGTAAGCGGTGGAACAATAACCAGCAGGTCAACTGCAACTCATAAATTGGTGGCGATAGGGTATGGTGGTAAGTGGTACTACAATTACACAGTTGTAGGCACTACAATAACACTTGGAGCGAGTTTAAACGGAACGACAGTTATAGCAGCTTATATAGCACTTTAAAACCAATAATATGAAACAATTCGTTGACAACGTTAAGACAAGTTTATTCGGTGCGGTGGCAGGACTTCCTGTGATTTGGGAAGGAGCAGAGGCAGGGGATTGGAAAATGATTCTTGCAGGGATTGGAATGTTCCTCGTAGGACTCTTCGCTTCTGACGCTAAAAATTAATGGGGGATGGATCAGGGTATCATTGTGACAATAGTGATTCAGTCCATCGTGTTTATAGGGGCATTGTCGAAAATGTTCACGGACATGAAGATTAAGTTGAGAGAACTTGACCTTCGTGTCCGCACCCTTGAAAAGAAAGAGGATGAGATTGGAGAAAAGTTAGGTAAGATATTTGATGCGCTTCAAGACATCAAATTAGAGTTAAAAGATAAACAAGACAGAGAATGAGTAAAGTTAATCTCAAGCCGATAAGGCGTGGCGATACCTGGTCAATAGACTTTAAGTTTTGGAGTGATTCTTGCAAGACCACTCCTATTGACGTATCAACTTATGTGTTCAAGCTGATGGCGAAGAACGCAGCAGGGGCAACGCAATGGACTTGGGATAATACTTTGTTCGTTCAAGGTGCTACGACAAATGAGCGTATCATCACTTTGTCTGCTGTGACTACGGCAGGATATAGCGTAGGTGAGTTTGCTTATGACTTGCAGGTGACTAATGCAGGAGGCACACAGACATATCTAAACGGATATATAATAGTTGAAGACCAAATAACAAGCTGATTATGCTCATAGAAATAACATACAACGTGACTGACGTGTTCATGAGTACTACTGAGACTCCTGTGTACGTTGAGATAAGCTTTGAGCAGCCAGGTAGTGCTTCAGCGGTCTGGGGCAGCATCACCGGAACACTATCGAATCAGACTGATCTTCAGAACGCACTAAACTTAAAAGTACCATACACAGGCGCAACGACTAACGTCAACTTAGGAGAATACGAACTAAAAGCAGGGCAAGTAACGCTTGATACTTCACCAACAGGAACGGCTGCGGTGGGTACTACAAGGTGGAACGATACGATTGGTAGCAGTGAAACTACTTTAAAGGGTGGTAATGTTATTCTGAAGAATGGCGTGGATTTGGTTGCGAGGGTGGTTAATAAGGTTACGCCGAATACGACACTCACGAAGGCAGCATATCAAGCGGTAAGGGTAAGCGGTGCGCAAGGTCAGAGGTTAGCGGTGGCGTTTGCTCAAGCGAATAACGACAATAATAGTGCTGATACGATTGGTTTGGTAATCGAAACAATCGCAACGAATCAGGAAGGGTTCATTATGACCGTTGGGCAGATTGAAGGGATTAATACAACGGGTTCATTGCAGGGTGAGACATGGAACGATGGTGATATAATTTACCTATCTCCAACGATTGCAGGAGCGGTAACAAACGTAAAGCCATCAGGCGGTCAGCATCTTGTCATCATTGGTTATGTAGAATATGCTCATGCGAATAATGGTAGGCTATACATAAAAATTTCGAACGGTTGGGAATTAACAGAATTGCATGACGTAGATGTAGTTAGTCCTGCAAATAACGAGGCTTTAATCTACGAATCATCCTCTGCTCTTTGGAAGAATAAAAGCATCGCAACGGCATTAGGCTACACCCCTGCCAATAGTGCAACGACACTCACGATAAATGGCGTGACTTACGATTTGAGTACCTCACGCACATGGACAATTTCAGCAGGTATTTCGGGGTCAGGTGCGAGTGGTCAGGTGGCGTATTGGGATGGTACGAGTTCCATAAGTGGTGAAAACAATTTATTTTGGGATGCAGCAAATAACAGATTAGGTGTTGTTACAAATACACCACGAGGTTCTTTAGATGTTATAGGTAACTTTTATTTAGGCAGCAATACTCTTTTTCAAGATGCAGGTGCTTCAACAGTAATTAATCAAACTGCATATTACCCAATAATTTTAAGGACTAATAACGCTGAAAGGGTAAGAGTATTTGAAACAGGCAATTTTGGCATAGGCACAGGCTCATCCGACGGCGGTCAACGACTCCAAGTCCAAGGCACAACCTTACTAAACGGCAACGTAACATTCTCATCCTCTACGGGTATGTTTTGGGATGCGACAAATAGTAGGCTTGGGATTGGGACTAATACACCTGCGGTAGGTTTAGATGTAAGAAATAGATTAAGGGTTACAGGAACAAGTGGAATAGTTGGAGATATAGGCTCAAATACTTACGGGTTATCAGTTCAAAACAATGCTTCATCATCGTGGATAGAGATATTAAATAATGGCGGTACAAGCAAAGGTGTATTTTTTGGAATCACTAATGATAGGACAGCAAACACATTTGAATTATGGAATTATCAAGGTGGTGCAATAGACTTTTATAATGCAGCTTTTGCAACTACTGGCACAAGAAAATTGAGGATATGGAATAACGGAAATGTTACGATACAAGACGCAGGTACATATACCGACTCAGGCGAACGCCTTCAGGTGACGGGGGATGTGAAGATTACGGGCAGTGGTGCGACAAGTGGGACAAGGGCATTGACAGTTCAAAATAGTAGTAATCAAAATTCTATTAGAGTAAGAAATGATGGAAATATTTTATTTGGGAATAGCGGCAATCCAATATGGGCATTTACATATTCCTCTGTTTACGATACAATTGATATAAACGGAACAAACTTATCTATTTACCCGTTATCTGGAAGCATAAGTTTAGGTGGTGCTACACAAGCACAAACTTCGGGTAATCAAAACAATGTAATTACTAAAGGCAGATTTCAGCCAACAAGCGGAACTGCGACATTTACCGAAATCAGAAGCGAACCATTAATCAACCAAACTGGCGGTGCAAACGGAATCACTCGTGGTTTGTACGTTAACCCTACACTGACTTCCGCTGCTGACTTTAGAGCAATAGAAACGGCAAGAGGTAATATAGTATTCGGCAATTTGCCAACATCATCGGCAGGATTGCCAACAGGAGCAATTTGGAACGATGCAGGAACAATTAAAATAGTATAATATGAAACAAATAACCCCTTTCCCAGTATGGTTCAACGGCATTAACGTTGACGCAGAGTATTTCGCAATGAAATCAATAGACGATAACCTTGAAGACCAAGCCCAGTTTTATTGGCAGCTATTCGCCAAAACGCAGGATGCTGATGGTAATGATGTAGCAGGTCAGGCACTCTCTCAAGGTAACCTAACTATGTCAGGCACTGATTACACCGATTGGGGTAATCAAGGTGGGTCTGATATAAATAATTGGGCTTACAATTGGGCAGCTAATCTGTTGAACATCACGATTATATGAGGATAAACAAAATCCAGCCTATCACAATTTCTTATGTAGCAGGCTCACCGAAGACAGCAGAATGGTTTGAAATCTACTCTTCTTTTGACAATTTAGACAACGCTGCGAATCTACAATGGTCGTTAAGAGAGAACGCTCAAGATGCAGAAGGCAACGACTACGCAGGCAACGTTATCCAAAGTGGCGCACTTGCTTGTGAAGGTCAAGACTACCAAGATTGGAGTACAGAGCCCGATGCGAATACTTGGGTAATTGATTGGGCAGCACAACAACTTAACATCACTTTGATTCCTGCATAATAATGGCAAGATTCGTAAAAGAAGTAGGTCGAAATTTTAATCAGTTCACTCCGGAAGATGGCCCAGGGAGTGGTACAGTTACATCAGTAGCTTTAACCGCTCCTACAGGCTTTACTGTCACAGGCTCACCTATTACATCAAGCGGAACGTTAGCAATAGCCTTTACAACAGGCTACGGTATCCCTCCGCTAATGACAGGCAACGCAGGGCGATTTCTCACTACCAA